GTTTAATGTCCTAGAACCGATAACGGCAGGAAAAAGGAAGAATATGTTGATTGATAAAGAAGACGAGTCGCCAAGTGAGTTAGACATAGTTGAGGAACAAAAACAACTACCTGAAGCACCGACTATCGCTGAACTCCCTGAGAAATACAGGGAAAAGAGTTTAGAGGAAGTCATTAGGATGCACCAAGAGGCTGAAAAGTTGATTGGCAAGCAAGCGCAAGAGGTAGGTGAAGTCCGTAAACTGGCAGATGAACTCATAAAGCAGAACCTTAGTTCTAACAAACAACCTATTGAGCAAAGTGAGCCTGAAGTAGATTTCTTTGAGAATCCGAAAGAGGCAATTCGTAAGACAGTTGATAGTCATCCTGATGTAGTAGCGGGTCGCCAAGCGGCTCTAGACTTCAAAAAGATGCAAATTCAGCAGAAGTTAGCGCAAGACCATCCTGATTTTGGGCAGATTGCACAAGATACGGACTTTCAGAATTGGGTGAAATCTTCACCTATTCGGTTAGGGTTGTATGCGAGAGCAGATGGTGAGTTTGACTATGACAGTGCAAACGAGTTGTTATCGACTTACAAGCAACTAAAGGGTATTAAGGCTAAACAGACTAGCGATGCGGGTGAAACCCAACGCAAGACTAACCTTAAAGCCGCCGCAGTTGATGTAGGTGGTACTGGAGAGAGTTCCAAGAGAGTTTATAGAAGGGCTGACCTTATTCGGCTGAAGATGACTGACCCGAACCGATACGAAGCCTTGTCTGAAGAAATCATGCAGGCGTATTCCGAAGGTAGGGTTAAATAACTTAACTTATCGTTTTTTGGAGATTTAACATGGCAACCTCATTTTCCCCCAGTAACTCAGTTACTACCACCACAGCGGCTAATTTCATCCCTGAAATTTGGTCGGACGAAATCGTAGCGGCTTATAAAAAGAACCTAGTTTTAGCCAACTTGGTTATGAAGATGAACTTCAAGGGCAAGAAAGGTGACACAGTTCACATTCCTGCACCTACTCGTGGTTCTGCTTCTGCTAAAGCCGCTGAGACAGCAGTCACTTTGATTGCCGCTACCGAGTCAGAAGTTCAAGTATCTATCAACAAGCACTATGAATATAGCCGCTTGATCGAAGATATTGTTGAGGCACAAGCCCTGAACTCTATGCGTAACTTCTATACCTCAGACGCAGGTTATGCCTTGGCTAAACAAGTCGATACAGACTTAGTTCAGTTGGGTCGTTCTGCAAATGGTGGTACAGCAGGAGCCGCCGCTTATGCCGCCGCCTACATTGGTGGTGATGGCACGACAGCGTATGTTGCCGCAAACAACAACGAGTCTGCTTTGACTGATGCCGCAATTCGCCGCACCATTCAGCGTTTGGACGACAACGATACTCCTATGGACAATCGTTTCTTCCTCATCCCACCCTCAAGCCGTAACACATTGATGGGCTTGTCTCGTTATACAGAGCAGGCTTTCGTGGGTAATGGCAACGCTATCCGTACTGGTGAAATCGGTAACCTTTATGGTATCCCTGTGTTCACTTCTAGCAACGCTGATACGACTTCTGGTTCAGGAGCCGCCCGTGTTTGCTTGATGGGTCACAAGGACTCTATGGTTCTGGTTGAGCAAGTTGGTGTGCGTTCACAAGTGCAATACAAGCAAGAATACCTTGCTACATTGTTCACTTCTGACACACTCTATGGTGTAGCCGCTCTGCGTAGTGCCGCATCTGTTGGAGCCGCTAAGTCTTCAGCAATGTTCGCATTGGCAGTACCAGCCTAATTGCAGTTGCGCCCCCTGCCCTAGTGGTGGGGGGACTTTTTTAACTTAATTAGGAGAAATACATGGCAACCGCATCCGCAGTAACAAGTCGCAGAGGAAATGACCAATTCCGTGGCATTTTCAGCGATACATGGGCTGTTAAAGCAACTTTGAACGCAGGTTCTTTGGTTGATGGCGCAGGCGAGACTGATGACATTACGATCCCAGGCGTTGCCTTGGGTGACATGGTTATCGGTGCATCTTTGGGCGTTGATTTGGTAGGTTTGACTGTGACAGGTTATGTCTCAGCCGCAGATACTGTCAAATTCCGTATCCAAAACGAGTCTGGCTCAACTGCTGACTTGGCATCCACCACTATGCGAATTGTTGTAGTTCGTATGGTCTAAAGATCGGGGGGCTTGTCCCCCCTTTCTTCATTAAGGTATTAAATGGCTTTGTTCAAATGCACCCGTTCAGGTAATGTTGTCGAGTTTAGGCACGACTTTGACATTCTTGAGATGCGTAGACACCCAGAATACACAGAGGTTGATACTTCTGCTGTTGTGGAGGTTGAGAAGGTTGATGGAACAAGGCAGACGCTAACTTTGAAGAAACCTATGGGGCGACCCCGTAAGGAACAATTGTTATGAGTGATATTGACGCACGAGATTTTGGCAAGTTAGAGGCACAGGTTGCTTCCTTGCAGACTGAAGTTCACCAGTTAGCCACCGATGTTAAGTCACTCCTTGAGTTGGCAAACAAGTCAAAAGGTGGATTTTGGATGGGTATGACCATCGCTTCAATGGCTGGTGGCGTAATCACTTTTGTTGCTGGAAAACTACTTAGATAAGGGGAAACACTATGCCTATGGTCGGAAAAAAGAAGTTTGCTTACTCTGAAAAGGGCGAGAAAGAGGCTAAAGAGTATGGCAAGAAAAAGGGTATGCCTGTGACCATTATGATTGCTGTTGGCAAGCCCAAAGGTATGCCTATGCGTGGTCAGCGCACCGCAACTAACATGATGAAGAAATCAGGTCGTGGCAAATGAAAAAGACCAAAGCACAAGCCAAAATTAGCAAAGTCTTGCGCGAATTTAAGGCAGGTGATCTGCACTCAGGCAAAGGTGGCAAGGTTGTCAAGTCTCGTCGCCAAGCAATCGCAATTGCATTATCAGAGGCTGGTAAGGCGAAGAAGAAATGAAACAAGGACTCTATGCAAATATTTTGGCAAAGAAGAAAAGAATCGCTGAAGGCTCTGGTGAGCGTATGCGTAAGGTTGGTAGCAAAGGTGCGCCAACGGCTGAAGCATTTAGACAGTCGGCTAAAACCGCAAAGAAACCAAAAAAGGTGAAGTGATGAAAACTCCCGCTTGGCAACGCTCCGAAGGTAAAAAAGTGAAGGGCGGGTTGAACTCCAAGGGAAGATCATCTTATAATGCGGAAACTGGTGGTAATCTAAAAGCACCAGTAAAGTCGGGGGATAATCCTCGCAGAGCAAGTTTCTTGGCACGCATGGGCAATATGGCTGGTGCGGAGTACAAGGATGGTGAACCAACTAGACTGCTTCTTTCGCTAAAGGCTTGGGGTGCTTCTTCCAAGGCTGACGCAAAGGCAAAAGCCAAGTCAATTTCCGCAAGGAATAAGGCAAAGGCAAAATGAGAGCAATATCAGTTGGAATTAGTCCCACAGCGGCAGTAGACACAACAGTCTATACCTGTCCTACGGGCTATTACTCCAAATTCACTGTAATGTATATACACAATACAGGTGGCTCTACCAAACATATAACTGTTCAATGGTATGACGCAAGCCTTGCTACGACTATTGATATATTGACTCAATACAACTTTACATCAAAGAACTATTTGCAGTTTGATGGCAATGCTTACATTGTCTTAGAAGAAGGCGATCAACTCAAAATAACTACTGAGTCTGGAAGCACATTCAGTTTTATAGCAACATTTGAACAAGTGGGGTTGACTAGAGCATGACCTATTTAGAACTGATTAACGATGTATTGGTTCGATTGCGTGAACCAACTGTATCTACCAACCTAGAGACTATCTATTCAACCCTGATTGGCAAGTTTGTCAATGATGCAAAGCGTCAGGTTGAAGATGCTTATGCTTGGAATGTCCTTGGCACGACAATTACCTTGTCTACCACTTCAGGGACATATTCCTATTCTCTAACTGGTGCTGGTCAGAAGTTCCAAGTTCAAGATGTTCTAAACGTCACAAGCAATATCGGTATGAAGAATATCGACTTTGCTACTATGAACCGCTATCAGAACTTCTCCACCCCTGTAAACGGCATCCCTGCGTACTACGCATTTGATGGCGTAGATGGTAGTTACGACACCAAAGTAACGCTTTATCCTCGTCCTGATGGCGTGTATAGCATCCCATTTGCTTTAGTTATCCCACAAGCCACTTTGTCTGCTGATGCAACTGTGGTGAAAGTGCCTGATACTTTGGTGGCTCAAAACGCCTATGCTCGTGCTCTGGTTGAGCGTGGTGAGGATGGTGGATTGTCTTCTTCTGAGGCGTATGCGTTGTATAGATCAATGTTGTCAGACTATATCGCTCTTGAGGGTACTCGTTATCCTGAGACTGGGGAGTTTGTGTCGGTATGAGCCAAGCAATCCAAACCTCTAGCATCTCAGCCCCAGGCTTCTACGGGTTAAACACCCAAGACTCGCCTTTGGACTTGAATCAAGGGTTTGCTCTTGTCGCCACCAATTGTGTGATTGACCAATACGGACGCATTGGCTCACGCAAAGGTTGGTCAAGGGTTAACTCCTCATCTGGTGCTTTGGGTGCAAATGATGTTGGCGTAATACATGAGTTAGTTCAGGCTGATGGCACTTTGACTGTGCTGTTCTCTGGTAACAACAAGTTGTTTAAGTTGGATGGCTCAAACGCTGTTTCAGAATTGACCTATGGGGGAGGGGGTACAGCCCCTACCATTACAGCAAACAATTGGCACTGTACATCCTTAAATGCAATAACCTACTTCTTCCAAGCAGGGCATGATCCTTTAATCTTTGACCCTACTGTAAGTGCAACCACGTATAGACGTATTTCTGAGAAGACAGGATATGTTGCTACTGTTCCGAATGGAAACATCGCTATATCGGCTTATGGTCGTTTGTGGGTGGCAGGTGTGCCAACACAAAACAATACTGTTTACTTCTCTGATCTATTGGCTGGTCATGTTTGGTCTACTGGAACTGCTGGTTCTTTGAATGTAGACAGGGTATGGCCTAACGGGGCAGATGAGATCACAGGATTAGCGGCTCACAATGGCTTTCTAATCATCTTTGGCAAGCGTCAAATCTTGGTATATGCCAATGCAACTACGCCATCTACCATGACTTTGAGTGACACAGTTGGTGGTATTGGTTGTATAGCAAGGGATACGATTGCCTCTACGGGTAAAGACATTCTCTTCTTGTCTAACTCTGGCATACGCTCGTTTGCTAGAACGATTATTGAGAAGTCAGCCCCATTGGGAGACTTGTCTAAGAATGTACGCAACGACTTGTTATCTACGATTGCTGGCGAGACTCTAGCCAATCTAAAGGCTGTTTATTCAGAAAAAGATGCCTTCTACCTGATAACTTTCCCATTGGTTAAGCAAGTGTTCTGCTTTGACACAAGGGTGCAGTTACAAGATAACTCATTTAGGGTAACCACATGGGACTCTATTGAGCCAACTGCTTTGCTTTCCCGTAGGAATGGTGACTTGCTGATTGGCAAGAATGGATACATTGGAAAGTATGGTACTTATCTAGACCATACAAGCAGTTATCGTTTCTTGTACTACACAAACCATGCTGATCTAGGCGATCAGTCGGTTACATCTATCCTGAAAAAACTAACTATTGTTGCTATTGGTGGCTCAAATCAGTATGTAACGATGAAGTGGGGATTTGATTTCTCCACTAACTACTTGTCTGCAACAACATATATTCCGACACAAGGAACGTCAGAGTATGGGGTTGCACAGTACAACAATCCAAACAATCAGGTTGTGACGATAACCAATGCAAGCCCTGCGGTTATCACATCTGTTGATGGCTCTGAGTTTGTATTGAACAACCCAATAACTTTGACAACTACTGGAACTTTGCCATCAGGATTAAGTACAGGAACAACCTATTACTGCGTTAATGTCTCTACAACTACTTGTAATCTGTCTTTGACATCTGGTGGTTCAGCGATCAATACGACAACAGCGGGAAGTGGTACGCATACGGCAGTACACGCTCAACCTGCTGTGACTAACGAGTATTCAGATGGTGTTTCGTTGCAAAACCTGAAAGTCAATGCAAGTGGTTCTGGCAAGGTTGTCCAAACTGGCTATGAGACTAATATCTCAGGTAATGAACTATCTATTCAGAAGATTGAAATTCAATCAAAACGTGGCAGAGTAAGTTAAGGAGAAGAAATGACAAACTATGTGAAATCAACAAATTTTGCTACCAAAGACAATCTTGCGTCTGGTGATCCATTAAAGATTGTTAAGGGTACAGAGATAAATACTGAGTACGACAACATTGCTACTGCTGTTGCTACTAAGGCCGACTTATCTTCTCCTACTTTTACTGGTACGCCTACATTGCCTACTGGCACTATTGCAACAACTCAGAGTTTTGGCAACAGTTCAACTGCGATAGCAACTACTGCGTTTGTTCAGGCGGCAATGGCGGCATTGTTCCCAGTTGGAGCAATATATACGGCAGTTGTTTCAACAAATCCAGCAACATTGATTGGCTTTGGGACTTGGACGGCATTTGGCGCAGGTCGCGTTATGGTTGGTTTTGATTCAGGTAATGCTTTGTTTGACACGGCAGAAGAAACTGGTGGTAGTGCTGATTCGATTCTAAAAAGTCACACTCATACTGATTCAGGACATACGCATTTTATTGCAAATGCTGATAGTACCGCAGGTTCTAGTTTAACTAACACAAATCAACTTGCTAAAACATTTTCAACTGCCGCTGTTGCTGATTATGTTTTGCAAGGAACTTCAACTTCCGCAACTATTGGATTAACAAGTTCCTCAACCGCAACAATTAGTACAGAGGGTGTATCTGCAACTAACACTAACTATCAGCCATACATAACTGTCTATATGTGGAAACGCACAGCATGATTACGCATCATTTTTCTGATGGACTGTATGCCAAGGAAACGCACATTAGTGCGGGGCAGATGCTTATGCAACATAAACACAATTACTCCCATTTTGGGATTCTTGCCAAGGGTAAGGTTGTGATTGTTAAAGAGGGTGATATTCAAATTGTGGAAGCACCTGCTTGTGTTGACATAAAGGCTGGTGAGAATCATGGCGTAAAAGCCATCACCGATGTAGTTTGGTTTTGTGTTCATGCTACGGACGAGAAAGACTCGTCCAAAGTAGATGAAGTTTTAATTAAAGGGGAATAATATGCCTTGGATTGGCCCAGCAATATCAGTAGCAGGTGGTTTATTAGGTGGATCATCTGCGGCAGATGCGGCAAGTGCCGCCGCTAATGCACAAACAGAAGCCGCACGAATAGCGGCAGAAGAGGCTCGTTTCCGACCTATTGGGGTAACCACACGATTTGGTTCATCTCAGTTCGGATTTGACCCTTCTGGGAAACTTTCAAGTGCTGGTTATACGTTATCTCCTGATTTAAAAGCCTATCAAGATCGTTTGATGGCATTGAGTGGTACTGGCTTAACACAGGCAGAGCAAGCAGGACAGCAATATGCTCCCTTAACTGGTGCGGCTAGTGGTTTGTTTAGCCTTGGTCAGAAATATTTGGCTCAAACTCCAGAAGAAGTTGCTCAACAGTACATGACAAGACAGCAAGACTTGCTTGCTCCTAGTCGTGAGAGACAGATGTCTCAGTTGCAAAACCAACTGTTCCAACAAGGTCGTGGTGGTTTGTCAGTAGGTGCTACTGGTGCTAGACCTAGTGGCGCGCAAGGATTAGGTGCTACAACCCCTGAGATGGAAGCCTATTACAACGCTATGGCACAACAAGATGCACAGTTGGCGACTCAAGCACAAGAGGCTGGTCAGCGACAAGTTGCCTTTGGTGCAGGATTATTTGGTACAGGTGCTGACATACTTAACCAATATCAAACTGGTCAAGTTGGCGCATTAGACCCATTCAAGGCGTACTTGGGAACAAGTAGTGATATTGAGAAACTAGGACAACAACCATTACAAATTGGTTCTGAATTAGGTGGTAGAGCATCATCTGCTGGTGCACAGACAGGTCAGTTTATTACCCAAGGCGCACGATATGCGGCTCCTTATAACTATCAAGCCAATTCATACAACCCATTCTCTGATGCTTTAATTGGTGCAGGTACGAACCCTAACTTTAGAGGAATGTTTGGTGGTGGCGGGACAGGTTCTCAATATACCCCATCAATGTTCCAAGATTATCAAACTAGTCAGTTTGGATATGGTAATACTGGCCCACAGGGTGGATTTGATTTCGGATTCGTACCATAAGGAGAATAATCATGGCAGATTCAATAGTAGGCGGTTTGTTTGGTATGAATCCTGAGATGTACCAACAACAACAAAATCAACAAGCATTAGCACAAGCGGCTGAGTTGGCACAACTTGATCCTATGGCAAGGGCTAGAACTGGCATCATCTATGGTGCTAATCGTTTGGTAGGTGCATTGGGTGGTCAAGACCCACAGTTACAACAAATATCTCAATTCCAAAACTTGGCTAGTCAGTCTGATTTAACTACGCCTGAAGGAGTTGCTAACCTTGGAAAACAATTACTTCAGCGTGGCGATACAGGTAGAGGTATGGCTCTTATCCAAAGAAGTCAACAGTTGGCTCAAGAACAGGCTCAAACTAAACAAACTGTTGGACTCCAGCAAGAGCGGGAGCGCAAAGCACTTGAAGAAACAAATGTTAAGCGTTCAAGGATGCAAGCACTTATGGATTCTGGTGCGGCTAAAACAATGGATGAAGCGGCGGCTATTGCCTCTAATGATCAGTCATTTCAAGTAGCAATGAATCTAACAAAAATGACACCTGAACAACAGTTAGATAGAGACATTTTGCTTGCGGCTCAAAAAGCACATCCTAATGATCCAGTTGCACAGAAAAAGTTCATAAATGAGGCTATTAGTGATGCTAAAGTTAGGATGTTGCCAGCAACAATACAACCTAAAGTAGATACTTTGGTATCTGGGGTTCAATCTATTGAAGCAAATGTTGGTGATATAAATAGATTTACACAAGCATTAAAAGATAAAGAAATCAAGTTTGGTATTGGTCAAAACATATGGGACACTTTGAGCACAGTCGTAGGCTCTTCAACTGAAAGTGCAAAACTTAAAGCAGATTTAAGAGCAACTATTGAAGGCATGAAAAACACAATATTGAAAGAAAATACTGGTGTTCAAACAGACCAAGATGCAATCAGGGCGGCAAATGAACTATTAACAGACTTTGATAAATTAGACGCTTCTGTTGTAGAACGAAGGCTTGATAACTTAAACAAGAAATTTAATGTTGCATTAGAAAATAGAAAACGCAGAACAGATCAATATTATATTGAAAATAAAATGGAGCCTGTTTATGGCACGGGTGGAATCCGTGGTGGTAAATCTACGCCTTCAAGTGGAACGGGAGCATCTCCTGCATCAAGAAGGGATGAGTTACTTAAACGAGCAACTCCAGAACAGCGCAAACAACTTGGTTTAAATTAAGGAATAACTATGGCTCTCACAGTAGATGAGTTTGAAGAACTCAAATCCTTAATTGGTGGTGGCGCACAGCAAGAACCTAGATTACCCTCTACTGGCGCTGGTGGTGGTCGTGGTTCTGCTTTAACTGGAGTAACAAATCCGCTTGAGTTTGTTGCCGCACAGAGGGCTTATGAATCACAAAAGAAACTAGAACAAGAGAAAATTGCTCTTGAAAAAGAAGGATTTTTAGGCTATACAGGAAGAAAAGCAAAAGAAACATTGTTTGGCCTTGGGACTGATCAAGGCACTATTGGGCAAAACTTGGCTATTGGCCTTTTAAGGCGTTCTTCTGGTATGTTGTCAAAAGAAGCCAGACAATATCTTGATGCACAACAAACAGCGGCAGAAAGAGACAAACAGGTAGAGCAAGAGATTGCCCAAATGCAAGGTAGAGAAACTGGCTTTATACCTAAAGTTGGAGAAAATATAGCCAACATTGGGCGTTATGCAGTTACAGAACCTAAACTTTTTGGGTCACAAATTGTTTCAGGTATGGCTGACCCTGCACAATTATTATTAGGTGGTGTTGGTCTACCTGTTCGTGGTGCAACAGTAGCGTCAAACATTGCTAGAACCGCTGGCGGTGGCGCATTGGCGGGTGGTGTAACAGCGGGAGCAAGAACATTTGGGCAAGGCGAGGTAAATGCCGAACAAATTGCAGAAGAAGCGGCAACTGGTGGAGTATTAAATGCTGGTTTATATGGGGCTGGTAGAGTCGCAACATTGCCATACAAGGCAGTAACTGCACCATTTAGGATTGCTAGTGACATATTGATGCCAGCAAAAGAGCCAATCCCTAGAGCATTGTCTGATTTGGTTGCAAAAGATGAAAACATTGCTCAACGATTCCAAGATGCGGCAGAGTTAAAGTCTTTCCTTGGTAAAGATTACAACCCTAACTTAGGTGAAATTACAAAAGAATTAAACATTACGCAATTAGCCAAAGATGCTAGTGCCAATAGTGTTGAAGCAATTAACACAGTAAGAACAAACAGACTCAAATCTGAAAATGCGTTGCAAAGCAAGATCGATGAGATGTTTCCTGTTTCTAATGGGGTCTTACAGTCTTTCGGCTCTGAAAACGCACAATCACTTAAAACATTGCAAGGCTTGACTGCTTATGCTGACAATGCAGTTAAAAATCTGTCTGAGAAGTTTTTAGCAAGTTCTGGCAAGTATCAGGATGTCATTGGTGAAAACATAAGAAAGGCTGTTGAAACACAGAAAAGAGCCAAGAAAGGCTATTACGACACGGCTTTTGGCTACTTAAATAAAGAAGCCGAACTAAATAACATTGGTTTAGACCAAGGTGGCGTTCAGAATGTATACAAAGCAACACAAGCCATTGATGACAATTTATTTCAAACACTTCCACCTGTTTTGCAAAAAGCAATTGAAGGGTTTAGAACCAATGTTAATGAGCAAACTGGCTCTCCATTTTCATTGATTGACCAATACTCTAAAGAGTTAAACAAAGAAGTTAGCATCCGCTATCGTGCTTCTACTGCGGGTGATCCAAATGCAAGAATTGGTTTGAGACAACTTCAAACTGCCAAAGAAGTTTTAGATAATGAAATAAAGCGTATTGGTGGCGATTTTGGACAACGCTACATAACTTTAAAACAGGAATATGGCGATGAATTCATGCGCTCCTTTTATGAGGGCATTGGTGGTCAACTGTATAGAAAAAACAGGTTTGGCGATGCCATCAAAAATGAAGATGTATACAAGAAATTTAGTAGCCCAGAGGTTGTTAACCAGTTTGTAAACATAAATGGAAGAAGCCCTGAGTCTATAAACGCATTAACTGATGCAATAACACATATCTTTCTAGGTAAGGATAGTGCTGTCAAACCAGATGGCACTATCAACCCAAATGCGGTTAAGTCTTTTATTCGTGGAAATCCTGATGTGTTTAGGATTGTTCCTGAAATAAAAACTAAGTTTGAGAACTTATCAATCAATCTTGAAGCCTATGGTAGAACAAGGGCAAATGCTGAACAGGCTGTGGCAGATATGGCTGATTCGGCAACCAATACTTTGATTAGAAAGTCTCGTTTACAGGATGTGTTTAACACCAATGAATCAGGTGCTTTTGCAAAACCTGAAATATTAAATAAACTGCTAAATGTGGCTAAAAAAGACACTACTGGTGCTGAAATTAAGGGCATCCAAAGAGCAATGCTTGATACAGCGTTTAAACAAGACAATTCGTTAGCCTTCTTAGAAAACAACAAAACATCGTTTGAAAACGCTTTTGGTAAACAAGCATTAGAAAACGCTCAGAAACTTATTAAAGCAACAGATATGTTAGGCGACAAGGTTGATCTTCAGTTGTCCAAAAAGGCTTTAGGCTTTGGTGGCACAACTAGGGATGTTGTTATAACCACAGCAACTAGTTTTGTTTCTCCTATATTTTCAGCAACATATGCAACTTTGTCGCTTGCCGCCCGTTTCTTAAAGAACAGAAAAGAACGACTTGATAATGCTTCATATATGAATGTATTTACAAATCCAGACTCAGTTAAAGAGTTGTTGACAAGCGTTAATAAGGCTCGATCTGCTTTGGCTTCAGGCAAGGATTCTGCGATTGAGACAGCAACAGGCGCATTAAAACAGAGCATGATAAACAATGGAATTAACATTGGCATGGATCAGCAACCTGAAAATGCACAAATGCCTGACGCTATGCAACAAGAACAAGCACCAGAGCAAACTCAAGAGCAACCGCAAGAAGGATTAAGTCAAGACGAATTTCAGGAACTAATGAAGTTACAGAAAGACACAACCCCTCGCAAACAAGAAGTTTCATCTATCATTGAAGATGAGGCTCAAAAACTAGGGGTTGGAGAACACGTTAAATTGCTTACCAAACTAGCAAACCAAGAATCAGGCTTTAAACAGTCTGCTTTGTCCCCTAAGGGTGCTATTGGTGTGATGCAACTTATGCCAACTACTGCCCAAGAATTAGGCGTTGATCCATACGATCTCGAACAAAATGTGCGTGGTGGTGTGCGTTACTGGGCAAAACAATTAAAGTTCTTTAATGGTGATGTTAAGTTGGCTACTGCGGCATACAACGCAGGTGCTGGAAATGTCATTAAGGCTGGTAATAAAGTTCCAAACTTTGAAGAAACCAAAAAGTATGTCAGCGCAATTGTTGGCTAGGAGTAAACCATTGACCCTTTTAGCCTCCTCCTCCTTGCTCAAGGCGCAGTCTCTGCCATTAAGTCAGGGTGTGCGATGCTCCATGAAGGGCGCATGGAACTGGAGGGTGCTAAGAAAACAATTGAAGGAGTCATGGCTGATGTCAAGGCCATCAAGGGAATCTGGGATTGGCTTCTTGGACTGTTTAACCCAAAGCCTAAGTCCAAGCCAGAAGACACCCCCAAGCCTTTGGCGAAAGCGAAAGCCGCTTCCAAAAAGCAACAGACTTATGAAGAAGTTGAACTACAAACCATCAATGAAGTGGGAGTCCAACTGGGCAACTTCTTTGACATACAGGCTCAACTAACCAATTACTATGCCTCTTTAGAGGCAGAATCTAAGGAACACTATGACCCAGATCAAAATACTTCTAAAAAGGCTATTGAACGTGCCTTGGTGGAACTCCAAATGGAAAACCTTGATGCTCAAATTCGGGAGCAAATGACTGTCTATGCCCCTGTTGAACTGAAGGCAATCTATACAAGGTTTCTAAAGATGTATGCAAAAATTCAACAAGAGCAAGAATGGGCTAGATCAGAAGAAGTTAAGAAATTAAGAAAACAAAGATGGGAACAAGAACAACAAGAAATATTTGTCATTGAGTTAGTAAGTGGAGGGGTTGCTATTGTGTTTATATCTACGATTTTTGGATGGCTAATGTGGCAACTGCAAAACTTATCTGGTGGGTTTTAATCGGAGTGATGCTATGCGTTGTCGTAGGTGCAACCTCAATGGCTTATGTGGAGACTCTTTACATGAAAGCACAACTCAAGCGAGAGATAAAAGAATTGCGTAAATTGAAACAAGAACTGAAAGAATCTAAATGAAGTATTTATTGGTGCTGATGCTTTTAGTTGGTTGCGAAGACAGGTGGAGATATGAATGTCAAAATCCAAAAAACTTTGCATTAAAAAAGTGCCAACGCCCAGACTGCCAATTCACCCAAGATTGTCCTGATTACCTCGTAGCACCTATATTGGAGAAACAAGTTGTCCAACCCCCACAAATTCCAAATCAATCGGCTTCTGAGCCAAGAGGAAATTGAAATACGAGTTTGGGCTTGCGTAGTCCTAATCGTAACAATCATCCTCGCTGGTATCGTGATCTTTATGCTGTATAGCCTTGCCTTTGTGGTTCAGCCTATCAAGAGCATGGCTCCGATTGACCAAGCGTTTGCCAAGATGTTGAACGACATTGTTTTGTTAATCGTTGGCGGCATTGGTGGCGTGATGAGCCGTAAGGGTGTGCAAACTGTTTCTGAGAAACTATCTGCTACTGCATTACCTCCACCCCCTCCTAGCACTCCTACCCCACCCCCTGCGCCTCCTAGCACTTCTACTTGGACATCTCCTTCAGGTGCATTACCTGCATGGGTTAATCCTCCGTTAGATGAGGAATGGAGAGCACCACCACCACCTACTACTCCACCTGACTATGTTGACCCTGAGAAGGAGAAAATAGCCAATGAGAGGGCATTAGCGAGGGCTGAACAATGATTCCTAATCCTTGGATGATATTGGGTGCTATTTTGGTGGCTGTGAGCGTCTATTTCTATGGACACCATAAAGGATGGGATGATCGTGATATTGAGATGCAAGCAGAGATTGCTGTCAAGAACGAAGAAGCCCGTGTAAAAGAGCAAGAACTCACCAAACAACTTAATGAAAACTCAACCAAGTTACAGGAGG